GTACGGGAGACCAAAATCGTTGAAAAAGCTAAGGACTGACATTCCGTTTAATTCATTACTGAGTTGAGACTTCTTGGTGCTCAATTTAGCATTGAAATAGAATGCAGCAGCTTCCTCGATCATGGATAGGAAGTGTGGTCCGTAAAGGAACCAAATCTGTTCGTGAAACGCTATCAAAGAGTCGTCGCCTTGGATACGAATCCAAAAGTCGTCACTTTGAATGTTGATTCCGAGTGCACTTAGCACGGTTAGAATCATAATCGCGTTGGCGAATGAATCCAGCAACTGAGTTTGTTGAAAACCAGATGAGAATCCGTTGTATTGCCATTCCCAGAGCTCGTTGTTTGGTAGTCTGATAGGTGTGTGTTTCACTGAGTGACACATCCACTTCCAGAGTCTTTCGAGTCTTTGAGGGTCGCGAGGGTTTGCGTTCGGATAGAATGAGGTCGGTTGGTAACGTGAGAAGTCAAAATACGTTCGCCATATCATGTGGACATCGTCGATTAGCTCAAAAAGTAAGCGTTTGTCGAACTGTGACCAGTCTAAGGATAGGAAAGTATTCGGTTTGCCATTCTCATGGATCTCCGTGAAGAGTTTTCTCCAACCACCACGAATCATCTCTCGTCCCCACAAAAGTTTGCCTTTTGTGATATCATTCAGGTAAGTAGCTTGCATAGGCCAGATAAACATGTTCTCGACCATGAGTAGCAACTTTGTAACTCCAAATACAGCCCTAATTTTATCCGGTTCATTGGCGGCAACAACGTGTGAGCGTGCATGCAGCGTGGTCCAGAAGTAGGGTTTTGGAATATTACCTGTCCAGAAAGCGGGGTGGCCTTCTTTGATTTGGTGGACAAGAGTACGATTGTACTGAAAAATCTCATTATACAAGTTGTGAAACTTGGGAAACTGATTGTCGATCATGCCAATTAAATACTTCGTATTTAGGTACTGTCGAACTGTAACAACGCGGTCAGATATCCAGTTGGATAGTCGTGAAAGGTGTTCTTCGAGTTTTGGGTTCTCAGACTCGTCGTCTAAGTCTCGAAATGTAGGCGTAAACCTGAAGTCTGGATTATTCCAGGGCGCTTCAGCGTTAGGCTTTAGTTTCCATGGATAATATCGCAAGTCGGGGAAAGATATCGGATAAAGATCTTTGCCAGGGTGAAACATTTGTCTGACTTTTTCAAGTGCTCGTGCATAGTTGTCATCTCTAGGTATCGGATGATATGGTTGCTCGAAGGACATGAAGTCTTTGATGACTGCTTCGTCACTGTGCTCGGATCGCCGATTTGACAATGCGTTATCCACTTCTTCGCGGTCGAAGAATCTCAACGCTCGGTTGACTAGCCAGTCAAGCCTGAAGGGTTGAAACTCAGCGAATTTCTCACGTGCGTGAGAGCCGAAGAATGTTACCTCTAGAGTGTAGAGATATTTGAGATTCATTGTTTATAGTCTTTTTGACTTAGATTTTTCTTTTCGTTGAACCTAA